CGCTGCCGATGCATAACAAAATTGTCCTTGTATGTTAAAGCCTGCACTTATTAAAAACACTCCGAATACGCTTAGTACAGTAGCAATCCATTTAACATAACTATCAATAGTTCCGGTAGGTGTAGCAGGAGACAGATCTTCGATCTGCATCTGCATGTCTTCCATTTCTTGTTTAAGGCGTTTGCGTTCAGCATTTAATTCCATAGCCAGACGTCCAGCCTTAGTCATAGCACTGTCTTTGTATTGCTTTTGAACTTCTGTACTCAACTCCTCTTCCACTGTGCTCATTACGCCGCCTCGTTGTAATGCACAGTAATACCAAAAGGTGCTTGTAAGTTTTTATCGTTATGACTATGAATTACAAATACAGTATCGCAGTAAGTTTCGTCACCCCAACTATTCCAAGGATAACCGTCTGTAAACATAATAAACTTTTTAGGCTGTATGTCATTATCTTTCATATATGTCCAATTAACATCAAAATCAGTACCGCCTCCACCGTATATTTCGTAAGCAGATAAATCCTCGCCGTTGTCGGCACTAAAGTCCTGTTCATTATATACCTGAGTATCAAAACACCAAACTTTTATATTATAGTCTTTAAACTCGTCCATAATGCCTTTTATTTCACTTAAAAAGTCTTTTGCTTGACTATTACCAATCGAGCCGCTCATATCTAAACCGATGCAAATATCAATTGTATCCTGAAAATTCATTCCAGGAAGTATGGCGCCAGTGTGCCAGGCTTTTCGATTTGGTCTGCTCATTGTAAAGTCACTTTTTACGGTGCTTTGAATTTGCTGACGTATAAGTTCTCGCCAATTCATTTTAGGTTCAGTTAGGTCTTTAATCATGCGCTGAACTTCGCCAGGAACATTACCAGCACCTGCCGCCTGTGCAGAACTAATCATGTTTTCTTTTATTTCGTCTCTTATTTTGCGTAGTTCTTCTTTAGTATACGAAGGACGTTTTTCGTTTCCGTCTGCGTCTTTTTCGCCTTCACCTTCCCAATCGACGTGTTCGTCGAGTAATTGACCTAATTGTTCAAGTTCTTCTTCGTCGTACTTTTGCTCGAGGTCGTCATAGACTTCTTCAGAAGTCCAATCTAAATATTTAAAGTCTTGATAACATGGAACAAGTTTTGGAATATCGCCAATTTTGTCTCGAACAAGAGTGTTATTAACAATATAGTCACAAGCGATATTAAACAGCATCGGCACTCGATCCTCGCGTCTTTCTAAGTGATCAAATATACAATGCAGTATTTCGTGTGCAATAACAAACTCAATTTCTTTGTTAGAAAGAGCGTTAAAGAATTGTGTATTGTAATAAAGGTTTCTACCATCAGTAGCGGCAGTAGGACACCAATCATCACAATTTTGAACACGCAAACGAGTAGCCATGTTGCCAAAAAATGGATGTCGTAATAGAAGTCCAATACGTGCAACGATTACTCGATCGTGAACATCTTCACGCATTACTGCTAGTTCTTCTGGTGTTAATTCTTTTGGTTGAAAACCTTTTGTATCAATGCCCATGCTGTGCTCCTAACTCTCTTAATTTACATATACATTATAAACGATATATATGGAAAAGTCAACACAATTGGCGCGGCTGAAGAGATTCGAACTCCTGACTTTCGGCTTCGTAGACCGACGTTCTATCCAACTGAACTACAGCCGCACTCCTAAATAAAAAAGGGGCATTACTGCCCCTTAAAGTTAATTGCCTTGAGCAGCCTTAATGTATTTTCCATATCTATCATGGAATTCATCAAAACATTCAACTGCATCAGGATCAATTGGTAAAGAATATTGAGTAAGGGCTAGTTTAATACCCATTACTACCAATTCTGTATCAAAATTGTCCATGGCAAAACGTAGGAAGAAGTTAACCTTTTTATCAAAGTCTTTTTCGTTTTTGTCGGAAGACTCCTTAAGTTCGTAACAGAGTGATACAATTAAGGAATACATTGCACTGATTTCTTTTGTATTCATCTCTTTTACTTTTCCTACAAGTATATCGGAAGGATTAGGCATACTAGATGCTACTTTTCGGTGTGCCATAAACTTTACAGCAAGACCTTCTCCTACCGAACCACTAACTAAATCAGTAGTGGTATTTTCGTCTAACTCATCTTCAATAAGTTCACTTACAAACGACCAAGAACGAGGTGTTGCAAAAGAACGTGAAGGTGATTTAGGATCGAAATCATATAAATCTTTTTTGCTGAATGTCAAATAACCTACAACATCCTGATGTATGTTATTAGCAACAGCCCACTGGAACCAGTCATCAAAGTCAACTCGCATTTCCAAGTGAACAAAACGGTTAGCCAGCGGAGCAGGCATACGGTAAGTAACACCCTTGTCTGCTTCGCGGTTACCAGCCGCAACAATCATTACATTGTCTGGCAGTTCGTACTGTCCAATACGTCTATTAAGAATTAACTGATAAGCCGCTGCCTGTACAGCAGGTGCCGCAGAATTCATTTCGTCAAGAAAAAGAACAATATTATCGTACTGTTCTGCCATCTCTTTGCTTGGAAGTTCTGCTGGTTCAGCCCAAACCATTTTACCCGCATTTGAATCAAAATATGGAATGCCTTTGATATCTGTAGGTTCCCAAAGTGACAAGCGAATATCGATAAGATAAGAGTTATCAAATGTATCAGTAACTTGTTTTACAATATCAGATTTACCAATACCTGGAGGACCCCAAAGAAAAATGGGTCGTTTCTTGGACATTGAGTGCAAAATACTTGCTTTTGCATTGTTTGGAGTTACTTGCCTTACAATAGTTTCCATAGTGTATTCCTTATTAATCAGTGCTTATGTAAATTACTCTTACAGTATAGCATCTATTATTATAAAGTCAACTATTTCTCTTGTCTTTTGAGTGCTTTTGTAATGCCAAATTTTCTAATATCACCTGAAAACAAAGTAAGTTCCACGGCTTTCTTTTCATTAGTGACAATTATAGACTTCCTACCAATATAATATGGACAATCAATAAAATTATCTAACCAAATAACAGAATTAGTAGTAAGTTCGAAATCTGCTGGGTAAGGAACTTCGTAGGTTTGAAGTTTTATATTATGCATTATAAAGTCCAAGCCTTCTTCAGTAAGTCTTAACCCGCCAGTTTCTTTATTTCGAGTGTTTTGCCACCATCGAGGAAGATATTCTGTAACTGTGGCATCGTTTATAGTTTTGTCAGCCTGTTTTAGAAAGATTTTTGTATATGTTTCCTTCCAGTTCATTCGACTTCTTTCTCACCAGAAGTTAGTTTGAAAACTTCAAAATCTGTACAATTAAACATTTCGTTTAATTTTTTAGCAAGATTGTGAGCATGTCCTGGATTACTAAAAGACACTTTTTTGTATTTAGGACCGGGATAACTTGTTAAAATATTGGCAGATTTTAAATTGAATGGGCTACCTTGATAGAATACTGCCCATATTGCTTCTGCTTCCAGAACTTGTTCTGATTTATAATTCTTTTTATTAACAAACTCTAATAAAACATTTGGTTTTGGTCTTGACATATACGTAATCCTAAAATATTAACTACGTATATTTATCTAATTTTACCAACTATTACCTGAATCTAATTTCACTTCTATAACTTCATTAGAGCCGTCTGTTTGTTTGACTAGAAGTTTTTCTAGATCTCCTTCGAGTCTAGACATTACTATTCCTAAAGTGTATGCTAAATTTTTAGCATTAGTGATATCAAGTTTAACTTCTTTTGCTCTGCTGTTATCTGCACTTTTAACTTTTTGTATAAATTGGATAATAGACGCAGTGTTTATAGGTTCATTTTGCATTGACTCGACTTAACTCCGTGCGCATTTCTAATTCGGTTTTAAAAGGACCTTGAGTTTCATATCTTTCTACAGTAATTAATTTAGGACAAAATGATTTGACCCAACCTTTATCAAAATGAATAATATAGTAACCTGCACAATATAAACTTTTACTTTTTGAACTCTTAGTAAAAAGAGGAAGTTTTCTTTTTACATCATACATTGTATTAAAAGGCATGCAACTTGTAGGATACCCGTAAACAATTTTTTCCATAGCATTATCAACAGGTTGTTCAGTGCTTGAAAATTCTATATTAAACTTTTTTTGTAAACTTTTTAAAGAAGTAAAAATTTCAGTACCAGCGTTTCCAGAAAAAAGATATTGCTCGTCGTTTACACTAATGGTTCCGACCTTTTCTCCTTTATCTTCCAAGATCCAAAACTTATTTTGTAAAATTGGCCTTGCAATAATTTTGCTTGTTTTCATTATGCATACTCCTCTTGTTTATATTTTGCATTAAGTGGTTCGGAATATAGTTGAGCATTGTCTGCAATACGTTGCATATCCCACTTTGCACAGAATTTCATTAGTTTTATTCCTACTTGACTAATATTTTTAGTCTCGACGTTAGAAATAGTATTGTTAATTATCTCTCGTATATCAGCAGGTTGTGCAGTTAAGTCACAAAGTGTAACGTTACGATTGTAGTCGTCGAGCACACGGTGTTCGACACCTTCGTGATCTACCCAACGTTGTAACATCATGTTGTTCCAGTTGTAGCCTTTTGTTTGTTTATCGGCAAATGCTTCAATGAGTCCTACTTTATTCTTTGTGCCTTTCTTTCTAACACCGGGATATGCACTAAACACATTATCACTAGTATCGCCACGCATACACTTTTCAAACAACATAAATGCAGGGTCAGGTGCAGGCTTTGCTTCTTTAGTTTTTTTGTCAATTACAGGTGCACCCTTGTCGTCAAAGTATCCTTCATGTGTAATAGTAGTATTGCTAACACCATTATACTGACGTACATTAGGAGCAATTAACTGTGCAAAGTCACCGTCTGTTGAAATAATAACATGGTTATCTTCAGGATGATTCTGTACCCAACCTGCAATAAGATCATCTGCTTCTAGTACAGGATTATGCAATACAGTGCAATTTGTTTTTTCTGATACAAAACTCTTAAACTCGTCAAATATTTCAAAAAATACTTTATCTTCTTCTGCTTCACGAGGAGTCATTGCATCTCGAGTTGCCTGTCTGTTGCGCTTATAAGGCTCATAAAAGTCTTTACGCCAACTGCGTCCTTCTAAGCAAAAAACAACATGATCTGCATCGAAATCCTGCCAGGCTTTTTTAATAGAGTTAAACGTAATATGCAAAGCCATTCCGACTTTTGTATCAATATCTCCGCGAACAACATGTCGTGCTCGGAAGAAAGTATTCATTGTATCAACTAGTATGTAAGTGCTCATTTCCAAAAATTCTTCATTCTATTAGCAAAAAGGTTATAACATTGATTTAATGTTAATCGAGGGTACCATTTTTTTAACGAGCCTGCTCGTTGTGCTTCTGATAATATACTCATACGTTTATCTTCGTCTAATATTAACTTAAAATCAATTTGTTTATCAGTTAAAAACTTAACTGCATATAATGGATCACCTCTTTTAAAACTTATTGATTCACAATCTTCGTGTAGGAAAAAACAAAAGTTTGTAGGTCTTATCCACTTACTTATATTAAACTCTCCGCACACATTTGTCAACGGGTTAGAAACCAAAGGAGGATCAATAATCTGCATAGAAATATTATCCTTTTTATTTAAAAACATATATTGTAAAAGAATTCCTAACATAGGTTGGTTATTAAGTGACTTAGTTTCTGGCAGACCAACAATAAGTAATTGGTTTAAATTTGAATTATCCCTGTCATTTATTACTGCATATTTGTTATTTTCTTTTACAATAGTAAAGTCAAGTGGACTACAAATATAAAATACGTTTTTCAAATA